CTTGACTTTACTCAAATAATCTGCTGGTAGCACTCGGTCTAACACAAGTTTTAAACAAGCTAAAGATATTATGTGGGGGATGCTCAAAGAACTTGGGCATGAGGTGATTGCTTCTGCACATGAGAATACGGCTGTACTCACTTTAGTCAATGGCAGGAAGATTTACTTAAAAGGTTCTGATAGACCAGATACACTACGAGGTGTGGGTTTAGCCTATGTTGTACTGGATGAATATGCTGATATGAAGCCAAATGTCTGGGAGCAAATCTTACGTCCGGCTTTGGCTGACGTACAAGGTAGTGCCATGTTTATTGGTACACCTAAAGGCAGAAATCATTTCTACGAGATATATAAATTAGGGGAAAGCCATAGAGATGAAGAGTGGGAAGCCTTTCACTACACCTCTTACGATAATCCACTAATCCCTAAGAAAGAGATTGATGCGGCTAAAGGCAGTATGTCAAGCTTTGCGTTTAGACAAGAGTTTATGTCTAGCTTTGAAGCGGCTAGTCGAGACTTGTTTAAAGAAGAGTGGGTTGTCTTTGATGAAGAAGAACCCAAAGATGGTAGATACTTTGTAGCAGTTGACTTGGCTGGCTTTATTAACGTAGATAAAGAATCAGGCAATAAGAATAAAAAGTTAGATGAGACGGCTATTGCTGTTGTTAAAGTGCATCAAGGTGGTTGGTGGGTGGCTGACATATTACATGGTCGTTGGGACATCCAAGAGACTTGTAGCCAAATTATGCGAGCGGTTGTTAAATACGAGCCAACAGCAGTTGGTATTGAGAAAGGTAGTTTAAAAAATGCAACTCTCCCATATCTTACTGACCTTATGCGTAGGCACAATCGCTACTTCCGTATTGACGATGTCACTCATGGCAATCAAAAGAAAACAGATAGGATTGTCTGGGCTTTGCAAGGTAGATTTGAAAACCAAAAAGTTACATTAAACTTTGGCGAGTGGAATAACGAGTTTGTTGACCAACTTGTAAACTTCCCAAACGCTCAGTTGCATGATGACTTAATTGATGCTCTGGCATACATTGACCAGATTCAAGTAGTGGATTACTTCGTAGATTATGAAGAAGAAGAGTACGAACCTTTAGACGCTGAAATATCAGGATATTAAACATGGAAAATAAATTAGTTAGTTGGGTTATTGATAACGTTACCGAATGGAAAGACCATCGGGATGATAACTACCGTGAAGATTGGAAAAAGTATGAACGTATCTGGCGTGGTGTTTGGGATGGTCAAGACCGTATGCGAGATTCTGAACGTTCTAAGATAATCTCACCCGCTACACAACAAGCTATTGAGAATCACACATCTGAGATTGAAGAGGCACTCTGGGGAGCTGGAGCTGACTTGTTTGATATTGATGACGATATGCAAGACCAAGACAAAACAGACATTGAGTATGTTAAGCGTTACATGAAGGAATGTTTTAAGAAAAACAAACTCCGTAAGAACGTATCAGACATTGTCTTAATGGCATCTATCTACGGTACTGGTGTTGGTGAAATCCTAACCAAAGAAATTAAAGAACTTGTACCAGCAACTCAACCTATGCCTGACATTGACGCTATGGCTGTGGGTGTACAAGAGACAACTAAAATCTCTGTAGAACTTAAACCAATCCACCCACGTAACTTTATCATTGACCCTACGGCAGTCACTATTGAAGAGGCTATGGGTGTAGCTATTGAAGAGTTTGTTGGTGCGCACATTATTGCCAAAGGTATTGAAGACGGCATTTACAAAGACAATAAACTAGCAGACGAATCCTCACCAGACAGCGAACTAGAGGCATCTAGCGTTGATGAAGAGTATGATGATGACCGTATCAAGATTGTTCGCTATTACGGCTTAGTGCCTGAGAAGTATCTAACTGAAGAGGGTGAAGAAGTAGTTGACTTGTTCAATGAAGATGCTGGTGAACTTGTAAAAGAGTACACAAACTTAGTAGAGGCTATTGTTGTTATTGCTAACGACACAGATTTACTAAAAGCAGAACGCTCACCATACATGATGAAAGACCGCCCTGTAGTAGCTTACCAAGATGACACTGTGCCGGGTAGGTTTTGGGGTCGTGGTATTGCAGAGAAGGGCTTCAATATGCAAATGGCTATTGACGCTCAACTTCGTAGTCATTTAGATAGCCTAGCATTAACTACAGTGCCAATGATGGCTATGGACGCAACACGTATGCCTCGTGGGGCTAAGTTTGAAATCCGTCCGGGTAAAACTATTCTTACCAACGGTAATCCAGCAGAAATCCTTACACCATTCAAGTTTGGTTCTACTGATGGACAAAATGTACAGACAGCCGAGATATTTAACAGTATGTTATTACAAGCTACTGGTACGGCTGATACCTCATTGATGTCAACACAAGCTGTAGGTAATAACTTATCTATTGCCTTGTCTGGTATTATCAAGAAAAACAAACGTACACTAGTAAACTTCCAAGAGAATTTCTTAATCCCTTTCGTAGAGAAAGCGGCTTGGCGTTTTATGCAGTTTGATAGCGAGAACTTCCCAGTAAAAGACTTCAAGTTTATCCCTACTGGTACACTTGGTATGCTTGCCCGTGAAGTAGAACAGCTACAATTCATTAACTTGATGAAAACTATTGGTGCTGATAACCCATTAATGCCTATCTTGATGCAAGGTGTTATTGAAGGTAGCTCATTACCAAACAAACAGCAACTTCTACAGATGCTTGCACAATCACAAAAACCTGACCCACAGCAACAACAGCAACAAATGCTATCAATGCAAGTACAACTTGAGACGGCTAAAGCTCAGATTGCTGACTTATCTGCTAATGCGGCTAAGAAACAAGCAGAGACACAGCAAATTATGGTTGAGACACAGCTTATGCCAGAAGAAAGCAAAGCTCGCTTGGTTGCTGCTTTGTCAACTAACATCAAACAAGGCGATGCTGACGATAAAGAGTTTGCTCGTAGAGCTAAAATTGCTGAGTTATCTTTAAAAGAGAAAGAGATTAACTTAAAAGAAAAAGATATGGCTCAGAATTTAGAGATTGTTACAAAACAGATGGAAGAATCTAAAGCAACTAACGAATCTTTTAGTAAAGCGTTAAACCCAAATGGATAAATTACTATTATTAGCTAAAAATATTGGAGAGCTTAAAGCTAAAGTACAAGCTATCCAAAATAATCCCCCAGAAGTTCATAATTTTGTAGGTGAAAAGGGAGAAAAAGGCGATAATGGTAAAGATGGTGCTGACGGCAAAGATGGTAGAGACGGAAAAGATGGTTTAAATGGCAAAGATGGCGCACAAGGAGAGCAAGGTGTCTCTGTCGTCAATGCCAATGTTGAATTAGATGGTTCTTTAGTATTAGAATTATCTGATGGCAGTCAAATAGATGCTGGTGAAGTAGTTGGTAGAGATGGTCGTGATGGTATTAATGGGTTGCAAGGGTTAAATGGTGTTGGTGTTCCTGTTGGAGGCACTACAGGACAAGTTTTAGCTAAAATAGATGGTACTGACTACAATACTCAATGGGTTACAAGTAGCGGAGGCGGTGGAACTGAAACCGACCCTGTTTTTACAGCTAGTCCTGCGTTTACTATTACAAATACAGATTTAACAAACTACGATACAGCTTACGGATGGGGAGACCATGCCTCTGTTGGGTATTTGACAAGTTCTGTTATTGGTTCAACTGTTCAAGGATACGATGCTGATTTACAAGCCATTGGTGCTTTAACTGGCACATCTGGTTTGCTTAAAAAGACTGCGGCTAATACTTGGAGTTTAGATACCAGTACATATTTAACATCATTTACTGAGACTGACCCAGTATTTACTGCCAGTCCTTCTTTTGGCATAACAAACACAAATATTAGTAACTGGAATACTGCTTATGGCTGGGGCAATCATGCTACAGCAGGGTATCTAACATCTGCATCTATTGGAACTACAGTACAAGCCTATTCTTTAGTGCTAAGTAATACTACTGCATCTTTTACTACAGCAGATGAAACAAAACTTGATGGCATAGCTACTAATGCTAATAATTATGTTCTACCACAAGCAACATCTACTGTTTTAGGTGGTGTTGAGTTATTTAGTGATACAACTCAAACAACTGCCGCTAATGCTGTTACAACTACAGCATCCAGAACTTATGGTTCACAATTAAATGCAAGTAATCAAGTAGTTGTCAATGTACCATGGACAGATACTACATATTCTAATGCAACAACTTCAGTGTCGGGACTTATGTCTTCCACTGATAAAACTAAATTAGATGGTATTGCTTCAGGAGCAGAAGTTAATGTAAATGCTGATTGGAACGCTGTAAGTGGGGATGCTCAAATATTGAACAAACCTACTTTAGGAACTGCGGCTGCCACAGCAAGTACAGATTACGCAACTGCGGCTCAAGGTGCTAAAGCTGATAGTGCTTTACAATCTGCTTCAATAGGTTCTAGCGTTTTAGCCTATGATTCAAATTTACAATCTTTTTTAAATACTTTTACTTTACCCACTACTGACAGTACAAGTGGGTATGTTTTATCCACTAATGGAAGTGGAACATTATCTTTTGTTGCAAGTGGAGTTGTTGGAGGAGTTTCAGACGGAGACAAAGGTGATATTACTGTCTCAATGTTAGGAACAACATGGACAATAGACAATGGAGTAGTTGGAACAAGTAAATTAGGCGGAGATATAACTACCGCTGGTAAAGCCCTTCTTGATGACGCTGATGCTTCAGCACAGAGAACTACATTAGGATTAGGTACAGCCGCAACTACTAACTCAACAGCCTATGCAACAGCGGCACAGGGAACAAAAGCAGATTCAGCTTTACAGCCAGCCGCTATTGGTGTGTCAGTGCAAGCCTATGACGCTGATTTAACATCATGGGCTGGAGTTGCTACAACAGCAAAGCAAGATACACTTGTCAGTGGTACAAACATTAAAACAATTAATGGCACTACTTTACTTGGTAGTGGAAATATAGTTATATCAGGCGGTAGTGGTAGTGGGCAACTTGCATTAACATTTAGCACAGCATCTACTGTTTGGACAAATATGCCAGCGGCAGTAACAATTTTATTTGGTAACGCTTCAGCTATTCAAAAAGCAGATTTATCAGGTTACACTCAATGCAGATTATTAGTTAATAAACTTGCTGTTGCTGGTAATACAAACTCTAAACTTATTTTAGAATATGCAACAACTTACACACAAACAGCGGCAACTTATGTCAATATAGGTACTACTGAAGTTTCATGTGCTACTACTGGACAAAACACTTATGTTGATTCAGGCTGGATTGACCTTGTTTCAGGCGCACAAGCAGATGTATTTATTACTGTAACTGGCATCAATGGTAATGGTACGATTGACCCTGTTTTTGGTAGTATTATTGCAGAGTTTAAATAATTTTTAAATATAATTAACTTGACAAATTTATAAATGTATGATATAATAAATTATATAAATGTATATATATATAACATACTTTTAATAAGGATACAATAGTTTTGACACCAGAACTAGAAAAATATTACAATGATAGATTTACTATGATGTCTAGTCAAGGTTGGCTAGACTTAGTAGAAGATGTAAAAGAAATGGTAAATACATATAACAATGTAGTTACTATTAACTCTGTAGATGAGTTTCACAAACGCCAAGGGCAACTAGACATCCTTAATTGGATATTAAACCTTAGAGAACTTAGTGAAAAAACTTATGAGGAGTTAAATGAAAGTTTTATTTAATTTTACTTGTAGAGATTGCAAAGATACTTTTGAGAAGTACATTAAGTACACTCAAATAACAGAATGTCCTTCTTGTGGTGGGCAAGCAGATAAGATAATTACTGCCCCTTCTATTAAACTTGAAGGAATAAGTGGTGCTTTTCCCGGAGCGGCGATGAGCTGGGAGAAAAAGCATAAATTTATACCATCGCAGGATGAATAATCCTTTCAGAAATGCTTTAGTGCATCGGAGAATAATATATGGCGTTAATTGAAGAAGTTTTAAATGAAGACACTACATCTGGTTTAGAGGACTTAGAGGTAGCAGAGGAAAATCCTGTAGCAGAAGAAGACGACCTACCAGAGAAATACCGTGGAAAAACCGCAAAAGAAATTGCCGCTATGCACACTGAGGCTGAAAAGCTAATTGGCAAACAGGGCAGTGAAGTTGGGGAACTGCGTAGAGTAGTAGATGACTTTATTAAAGCACAAACTTTAAAAGAAGCCAAAAAAGAAGAACCAGAACTAGACGATGATGCGTTCTTTGTTGACCCAAAGTCTGCTGTTAAGAAAGCTATTGAGAACCATCCAAGCATTAAAGAAGCACAACAAGCTTCTATGGCTATGCGACAACAAGAGGTATTAGGTAAGATTGGCTCTAAACATCCAAACTACCAAGATACTATCCAAGACCCTGCTTTTGCAGATTGGGTAAAATCCTCACGTATTCGTATGGAGATGTACGCAAGAGCAGAAACACAGTTTGATTTTGATGCAGCAGATGAATTGCTTTCTACTTGGGAAGAACGTCAGAATGTAGCTAAAACAGTAGCAGAGACTACTAAAGTGGATAGACAACAGCAATTAAAGGCTGTTAGTGTTAATACACAAGGCGCAACTGATAGTGTTGCCAAAAAGAAATATCGTAGGGCTGATATTATTAAACTTATGCAAACCGACCCAGACCGCTATGATGCGATGTCTTCTGAAATTATGAAGGCGTATCAAGAGGGTAGGGTTATTTAAAACATTACTTAAAGGAAATTATCATGGCAGGCGAATTTAGTCCAACCAACAGTATTACCAACACAACAGGTGCAGCGTTTATTCCAGAGATTTGGAGTGATGAGATTGTTGCTGCCTATAAAAAGTCATTAGTTGCAGCTAATGTCTTCAAAAAAATGTCATTCAAAGGTAAAAAAGGCGATACAGTAAATATCCCTGTACCTACTCGTGGCTCTGCAAACTTAAAAGGTTCAGAAGCACAAGTTACTCTGAACTCAACATCAAGCTCACTGATTCCAGTGTTGATTGACAAGCACTACGAATACTCAAACTTAATTGAAGACATTACAGAAGTTCAATCATTGTCTAGCCTACGCCGTTTCTACACAGATGACGCTGGTTATGCTTTGGGTAAACAAGTTGATTCATCATTGATTCAATTAGGTCGTGGTTTCAACGGTGGCAACCAAGCTAACTCAGCATACGCTGGTGCTTACTCTGGTGCTGATGGTACTACTGCTTATGTAGCTGCTGCTAACACTGGTTTAGGTGCTCTTACTGATGCTGCTATCCGCCGTACTATCCAACGTCTTGATGACAACGATGTACCAATGGATGGTCGTTTCTTAATCATTCCTCCTTCAGCACGTAATACATTGATGGGTTTAGCTCGTTATACAGAGCAAGCTTTCGTTGGTGAAACAGGTAATGGCAACACAATCCGTAACGGTGAAATTGGTAACTTGTATGGTATCCCAGTGTTTGTTTCAAGCAACGCTGATACTACTTCTGGTTCTACTGCTTGCCGTATCGCTTTGTTAGGTCATAAAGATGCTGCTGTATTAGTAGAGCAAATGGGTGTTCGTTCACAAACTCAATACAAACAAGAATACTTGGCTACTCTGTACACAGCAGATACCTTGTACGGCGTTAAAGAGTTGCGTGATGGTTCATGCTTTGCTTTGGCTGTTCCAGCTTAATCTAGTGTAACTCAACAGCCCATTAGCGATAGTGGGTTGTTTAATTTGCACAAGGAGGTAATATGAAATTCAAATGTAAAGTATCTGGCTCAGTAGTAGAGTTTACACAACCAGTTGACATTGTTAGTATGTTAGAGCATCCACAATATGAAGTAGTGGAGGATGTTGTTGTAAAAGAAGAAGTTAAAGAGAAAAAGAAAACAACTAAAGAAATTGAGTAGAAAATATGGCTATCTATAGAGGCTCTGAAAGTACCGGAACAGCTACTCAAGTATTTAACATTGATGGCGATAAGGGTGATATTACCGTAACCAATGGAGGTGATACATGGACTATAGATGCTGGTGTTGTAACTACAACTAAACTTGGAGGTGATGTTACTTCACAAGGTAAAGCTCTTTTAGACGATGCTACAGCTTCAGACCAACGTACTACTTTAGGTTTAGGTAGTGCTGCGGTTGCTTCAACCACTGACTTTGCTACAGCCGCTCAAGGTTTACTTGCAGACAGTGCTATACAGCCCCTAGATAGTGTAACTTTAGCTGACGTAGTTGTTGATTCTTTACAAGCTTCTGGTAGTGGTAATACTGCTGGTACTCTTACTTGGAATGACACAGATGGCACTTTAGATTTAATTCTTAAAGGGGAAGATGTTACTCTGCAAGTAGGTCAAGAACACGTTGTGCGTATCACTAACACTACAGGAAGTACAATCTCTGATGGGCAAGTGGTTTATGTACTTGGTAGTACAGGGAATCATTTAGATGTTGGTTTAGCACAAGCAGATGATGAAGCTACTGCTAGTAAAACATTAGCTATTGTTACTGAGAGTATTCCACATAATCAATCAGGCTTTGCTACTGTACTTGGTTTAGTAAGAAACTTAAATACATCTTCTTTTGCAGAAGGTGCAGCTCTTTGGTTATCTCCTACTGTAGCTGGTGCTATTACTACTACACGACCAACTGCTCCAGACCATTCTGTATTCTTAGGTTGGTGTGTTAGACAACACGCTTCTGTAGGTAGTATCTTTGTTAATATTCAAAATGGATATGAATTAGAAGAGCTACACGATGTTCTTATAGCTAGTAAGTTAGCAGGACAAACTCTAATATATGATGCCACTGTAGGAGTTTGGAAAAATGCTAGGATAACAGCAGGTAGCGGTATAACTATTACTAATAGTGATGGTGCAATTACTATTGCATCTTCTGGTGGTGGTGGTGGTTTAGGTGATGGTGATTATGGTGATGTCACTGTATCTGGTTCTGGCACTACAATTACTATTGACAACGGAGCAGTTACACTAGCTAAAACTACTGGTGTTGCTGCAAGTGGTGCTAATACTGATATTACTTCATTGACAGGATTGTCAGGTAATGTTTCATTTACAGGCACAGGCAACCGCATCACTGGTGACTTTAGTAATGCTACAAATTCTAATCGGACACTGTTTCAAACAAGTACAGCAAATAGTTCTGCTTTTATTGGGGTGCAACCCAATGGTTCTGGTGTAGCGGCAGGATTTGAAGTTTATGGAATTAGTGGTGATTTAACTAACTGTTCACGAGCCAATATTCAAATTATTAATGGCAATGAGGTTACATTCCGTTCTGCTATTTCAGGCACAGGCACATACCTGCCAATGACTTTCTACACTGGCGGTTCTGAGCGAGTAAGGGTTGATACAAGTGGTAACGTAGGTATTGGTACGAGTAGTCCTACAGGCAAAATGACAGTAAATGGCATACTTAATTTTGGCAATTCTGCTGGTGTAGCTATGTCAATTAGTAACGATTTTGGTAGCAACACGCTATTAACACTTGCTGAAGGCTCTTCTGGGTTACGTGTTGTAAATAATACAAACAGCGCAGAACATTTTCGTATCTCCGCAGATGGTGCTATAGGGCTTTCAGGAGCTAACTATGGTACAGCATCTACTCAAGCTATTGTTTCAAACGGAAGTGCATCAGCACCTACGTGGCAAACTATAGTTACTCCAACAGCAACTCAAACATTAACTAATAAAACTCTTACTGACCCTGTATTAATTGGTACAGTGACAGAGGATATATTTACAATTACTGATGGAGCGGCTTTTGAAATTGACCCTGCAAATGGTGCTATTCAAACAATTACATTAGGTGCTAATCGTACACCAGCAGCAACTAACTTTACTAACGGTAAGATTGTATTGCTTGGTATTGATGATGGTACTGCTTACACAATCACATGGACTACAGTAGGAGTTACTTGGGTTAAAGCTGGAGGGACTGCAAGCGCACCAACACTAGCAACAACAGGATTTACATGGGTACTTCTTTGGGAAGTGGGTGGTGTAATTTATGGTATTGAAGTTGGTAAGCCATAATGAGTGTACTTAAAATGTTAGCCTCTAATGCTACAAGCTCAGTTAAAACATTAACTTTTTTACAGTATCTTTCTAACACAGCAGGGCAAAGTAGCTATACATTTACTAGTGCCAATTTAGGTACAGCAACTAGTGACAGAGTTATTTTAGTTTGCCCGTTTGGTTCATCAGGAAGTAATCATTCTATAAATAGCGTTACTCTTGGTGGAAATGCTATGACATCTGTTGTTAGCGTTTCAGGTGTCCAACAGCCTACTGGTATATATAGAATTTCAGTTCCTTCAGGTACAACAGCTAACATTGTAGTTTCTTTTAGTATAACTACCACTAGATGCGGTATTGCTATGTATAGCTTAACTGGGTATGGAACAGTAACCAATTATGACACTGCTTCTAACTCAACAACTGCCGCATCAAATACAGTAACAATAGATACTCTTTCTGGTGGGTCTATTGTTGGTTTTAGCAATCAAATTTTTAACCCACCTAATACAATTAGTAGTGTTACAGGTTTTGCTAATACAGATGTAAATGTGATTACTGATTCAACTTCACGAGTATTTGCTGGTAGTACAAATAATACAACAACTGCGACTAATGCTACTTATGGACTTACATATAGTGGAACATCAACACAACCCACACCATTAGTCGTAGCTTCATTTTCTTAAGGATTTGTTATGAGTTATATTTTAAAACAAAATGAAATAGAAATAAAAAAATCTCAAAACTGGAATCCTTACTTATTTGGTAACTATACAGGCACATCATACCCTGCCGAAGTTACTCAAGATTACGTTTGGGAAAATGATGGTTACTGGTTAGGTTGGGAAGACGACCCTGTACCTACACCTCCCACTCCAGAAGAGATTGCTTTACAACAAGAGGCTCAGAATGAACAACTACGTTTAGAAGCATACCGTAACGAATCAGACCCATTGTTTTTTAAATATCAACGTGATGAAATCGATAAACAAGTATGGCTAGATAAAGTAGCCGAGATTAAAGCAAGATATGCAGCATAGTCCCCAAAGAGGGATTAAAGGAAAAATAACACAATGACCTAAAGGAATAGTAATGGATGCTCAAACTTTTATTAACATTTTATTTGCAGTAGCAGGGGCTATGGGAGGGTGGATTTTGAATAATCTTAAATCATCTATTGAAGCTTTACAAAAAGCTGACACCACTCTGGCAGATAAAGTGCAACACATAGAAGTGTTAGTCGCAGGAACGTATGTTAAACGAGATGACTTAGACAAAGTGGCATCTGTTGTACACCAAAGGTTTGACAAGCTAGAAGAAAAGATAGACAAACTATCGGAGAAGTAATATGAAAGCTGATTGGACTAAATACCCTAACTTTACAAAAGCGGAGTTTGATTGTAAAGCTACTGGTGAAAACAATATGCAACATGAGTTTATGGAAAAGCTACAACGTATCCGTCAAGTGTATGGTAAGTCAATAAAGATTACGTCAGGCTTTCGTTCTGTGAAGCACCCTATTGAAGCTAAGAAGACACATAGTAATGGTGAACATACTCAAGGTTTTTGTGCCGATATTTATTGTGATAATGGTGCTGATAGGTACACTCTTATATCTCTTGCACTGGCTAATGGTATTACCAGAATAGGAGTTGCAAAGAATTTTCTGCATTTAGGTATTGGAGGTAAAGGTTTGCCTAACAATGTAATATGGGATTATCAATAAGGAGATTGTTATGTTAGATTTTATTTTAGCTCGTGGTAAAGAAGCCAGTACATGGCGTGGTTTGGTAGCATTAGTTACTGCTACCGGTGTTGCTGTTTCCCCTGAATTAACTGAGGCTATTGTAGCACTAGGTTTGGCTGTTATCGGTGTACTTGGTGTATTCACTGTAGACAAAAAATGAACCTTGTAGCTTTATTAGACAAGATATTTTTCTTTTTACAAAAGTTATGGAAATCACATAACGAAAAGAAATGGCAAAAGGAACATGATGAATTGGAAGCTTCCCCTGCTGATTGGTTTGATGAGCATTTTGATGGGATGCCAGCCATGCCCTCAGATGATAAAGCCGAGCAAGCCAACACTGAAGGTAAATAAACTTCCCGATGGTGGTATTAGTTTAGATAGACAAAATGCTACAGAATTGGGGAAATACATTATAGAACTTGAAAGAGGGTATAAGTAATGCCTAAAGATAGTAAATTAGCAAAAGCAGGAGTTTCTGGGTATAACAAACCTAAAGCCACTCCTAGTCACCCAACTAAGTCTCATGTAGTTGTTGCTAAAGAGGGAGACACTGTAAAGACTATTCGCTTTGGGCAACAAGGTGTTAAGGGGGCTGGAGCTAATCCAACGTCTGATAAAGATAAGGCTAGACAAAAGAGTTTTAAAGCAAGACATTCTGATAATATAGCCAAAGGTAAGATGAGTGCGGCTTACTGGGCAGATAAGGTGAAATGGTAATGGCTAAACAAGGATTATACGCAAACATCAATGCTAAGAAAAAACGTATTGAAGCCGGTTCTGGTGAGAAGATGCGTAAAGTGGGTAGTAAAAATGCACCAACTTCTGGTGATTTTAAGCAAGCAGCTAAAACAGCTAAGAAAGGTAAATAATCATGCCAATGGTCGGTAAAAAGAAATTCCCATACACTGAAAAAGGAAAAGAGGAAGCTATGATGTACGCTAAGAAATCTCCTGCTAAAAAACCAGTTAAAAAGAAAAAGTAATTGACTTTCTTTATAAACTATGGTATAATGTTGTAAAGAATAAGGGAAATCTATGAATTATTTAGCTATTGTAAATAAAGTATTAATTAGACTGAGAGAACCAGAAGTTACTTCTGTTCAAGATAACCCTTATTCTAAACTTATTGGTGAGTTTATTAATGTTGTAAAGCGGGAAGTAGAAGACACCTATAACTGGTCAGTACTTCGTTCCACTATTACAGCAACTACAACTACTGGTGTATCTAATTATAAATTAAATGGTATTAATACACGTAGTCGTATTTTAGATGTATGGAATGATACATTAGACACAGAGATACATTACCAAACTACTCGTTGGTTTAATCGAGCATTTCAAGGCGACCCCGGTAGCCCTAATAATCCATATTACTACAACCTTAATGGTGTAGATACAGATGGGTATCAGTTTGTGGATTTATATCCAATACCTAACGATACATATACAATTCGTTTTAACTTTGTAGCTCCACAAGATGATTTAGAGGATGATGCTGACGAACTGCTAATCCCTTATCAATTAGTGGTAGAAGGTGCATTAGCTAGAGCTATCTCTGAACGAGGGGATGATGGTGGTTATACAGAGCAAGAGAATAGATACTATCAGATTGTTAGTGATTATATCGCTATAGAAGCTGGTGGACGTCCTGATGAAACTATTTGGTACTCAGTATGAGTGGAAGATTAATTCCTGCCGCAATTCAAGCTCCGGGCTTTCAAGGTTTAAACTCACAAGACAGTGAAGTTACCTTAGAGAGTGGATATGCTACATCTGCTACAAACTGTATTATTGATAGGTTTGGTAGATTAGGTAGTCGCAGAGGTTGGCAATTTCTTACCACTAATAATGGTAGTTTGGCAGATAATGAACCTATAGATTTTATCTATGAATTTAAAAACACTGATGGTATTTATACAATACTATCTGCGGGTGGTGGTAAACTCTTTACTGGTGATACTACTTTAACAGAGAAACAAGTTAGAAATGCCGCCAATGATGCTGATGTAGCTTTATCTGTATCTACTGGTAATTGGCAAGCGGCAGCACTACAAGATGCCTCTGGGGCTACAGCATTAGGTGAGGTTTATCTAGGTCAACTAGGTAATCCTCTGTTAATCTATCGTGAAGTGTCTGGTAGTTATATTTATCAACAAGTAGCAGATGTTGGTGCAGTTCCTACAGGGTTGTCAGTATCTACGTTTGACCCTAATTGTGTTCTTTCTGCTTATGGTAGGCTTTGGGCGGCTAATCTCTCTAATAGTAAAACTACAGTGTTTTATTCTACTTTACTGGGTGGTAAAACATTTACTGGAGCTGGTTCTGGTTTATTAGACGTTTCTGCTATAGTTGGCGGTAATGATGAGATTGTAGCGTTAGCTTCACATAATAACTTTTTAATTATCTTTATGCAGAATAACATTGTTGTTTATTCTGGTGCAGATGACCCATCTACAATTCAGTTATCAGATGTAATTAAAGGTGTTGGCTGTATTGCAAGAGATAGTGTACAGAATACAGGTACAGACTTAATATTCTTGTCAAGAAGTGGTGTTCGTAGCCTAGCTCGCACTATACAAGAGAAGTCAATGCCTATGCGGGAACTCTCACTTAATGTACGAGATGTTCTGGTTCGAGATATACAGAATGAAGTATTAGTTAATATTAAATCAGCATACTTTGAAAGAGATGCTTTTTATATTCTAAACCTTCCCTCTACTAATCAAATTTATTGTTTTGATATGCGGGTGGCTCTCCCTAATGGAGCTTCAAGGGTAACCACATGGAATACATCCTATTCTGCTTTCTGTGCTACAGAGGCTAGAGAGTTATATTTAGGTGTTGATGGTGGTATTGCTAAATACTTTGGCTACCAAGATAATGGTAGTAGCTATCGTATGATTTATTTTACAGCTAACACTGATATTGGACAACCTTCACAACTTAAATTCCTTAAAAAAGCTAGTGTATTAGTTATCGGAAACTCTACACAAGATGTGGTTATGAAATATGGCTTTGACTATAATAGTTTATTTCAAAGTCGTATTTATTTTGGTAGCACTAATAATACTATTGCTGAGTACAATATAGCAGAATATAATATTGCAGAGTATTCTGGTGGTTTAGCTATTTTAGAAGCTAGAGTTAATTTAGGTGGAAGTGGACGAGTGGTTAAACTTGGGATTGAAACTGAAGTAGATGGCTCTCCTGTATCTATACAAAAAACAGAATTATTCTTTAAAATGGGTAAAGTTTACTAGGAAATAAATATGTCAAATTATGTAAAGGCAACTGACTTTGCCGCTAAAGATGCTCTAACTACTGGCAACCCTTTAAAGCTTATCAAGGGTACAGAGATTAATGATGAATTAAATGCTATTCAAACAGCAGTAGCTACTAAAGCAGATTTAGCTTCTCCAGCATTTACGGGTAATCCTACTGCATCTACGCAAACTACTGGAAACAGCTCTACTCGATTAGCTACCACTGCTTTTGTAAATAATCAAATCGATGCTGATATTCTTGCTCTAGCTTTAGGTACATTATCTACTCAAAACGCGGACAATGTGGCGATTACTGGTGGCTCTATCACTCAATTAACTACTTTGACCATCCCTAGTGCTGCTACAGCCGTTACTCAATCTATAAATGATAACTCTACTAAAGTGGCAACAACCGCATTTGTTAATGCTGAAATTGCTAACGACATTGGAAATTCTTTTACAGGAAGTAACCAATCCCTCTCCGTCAATGGTTATCAAAAATTACCGGGGGGCTTGGTTTTACAATGGGGCAGTGCAGGTAGTATTGCACAAGACCAAAGTGTTACTGTAACTTTCCCAACCCCTTTCCCTAATGCTTGTTTAGGGGGATTCGCAAATAACCAAAACGTTGCTTCGGTAGGTGGTACTAATTTAAATGCTGGAGCAAGAAATTGGAATACTACCACAATGATAGTTACTAATGATGGGGTTACTTCAGGGGTGCATAACTGGTTTGCTATTGGATATTAAATGAAAACTATAGCTATAGTACCTATTGAATTTGTACACCAAGCATGGGAGAAATGTGGCTCAATGATTGAAGCTGCTATGGCTCATGCTAAAGGGGAGTGTACAGCAGAGCAACTTAAAGTATTCTTAGTGCAAGGGCAGCATCAACTAATGGTGTTTCTAGAAGGTACAGAGATAGAAGGTGCTGTAGAGTTTATGTATGATGATACACCTAATGACAGGATATTCTACATTAATGCTATTGGTGGTAAAACCACTAAAGAGCATACAGAACAAATGTTTCAGTTTGCAAAAGCAAATGGTTGTACTACAGTGAGAGGTTGTGCTAGAGAAAGCGTTGCTAGACTTTGGCGACAAAAATACGATTTTGAAAGCATCTATATTATGGTGGAAAAGAGATTATGAGTTATTCTAAAAGAGAATTATACGCACTAGGTGAACCTCTAGGAGATTCTGCTACAGAATTAAAGGTCAATGGAGACCGTATCTATGGGGGTGGTGGTGGAGGTAAAGGTAAGAAACCTAAGTCAATCCCTATTACTCCTGCTAACGTATCTACGGGCTTTGGTACAGCTATTGCAGACCCTCGTACTGGGCAATACAGCTACACACTAGACCCTCGCCTTGCTCAAATGCGAGATATATTTTATAGTGGTGCTCAAGAATTTATGCCCACAGAACAAGAGCAACAGTTTGCACAAGATGTCTCTCAAGCTGGTATGGATATTTCTGGTAGGGGTAATGAGTTTCTTAACCAAGCATTAGGGATGGATACTGCCCAATTAGGGCAAGATTATTACAATCAAATCCAAAACTTAATGTCTATGGACAGGGCGCAAGAAGAAGCTCGTTTAGCAGACACTCTGTTTAAAACCGGTAGAACTGGTGTAGGTGTAGGCACTCAAGGCGGTTACATTAACCCAGAGCAATTTGCTTTGTTAAAAGCTCGTGAACAAGCTAATCAACAACTTGCTATTAATGCTAACCAATATGGCAGACAGCAACGTGAGGGTGATGTAGGCTTTGCGTCTAAACTAATGGGTACTGGTTTAGCTACTTATGGTTCTGGGCAAGATGTAGCGGCTGCTCCATATCAAACTATGGCTAATATCTTTGGTTTAGGTACAGGAATTGAACAACTTGGTTTCCAACCATTAGGTGTTGGGATGAACGCTTTACAAGCACAATTAGCCGCACAACAACAAGCTCAAGCCGCAGAAAACGCTAAAGCTTCTGGGGGTAAAGGTGGTGGATTGCTAGGCAGTATTGCTAACGCTGGTATTAATTATGCCTTATCTGGGGGTAATCCAGTAGCCGCAGGGGCTGGTGCTTTAGGTAGTATTTGGAGTGGTAGTTCACCATCCTCTGGGTTATCTAGTTTATTTGGTGGACTAGGTGGTGGATGGGGGGGTAACATGGGTGTATGGAATCCAATAAGTACGAACATAGGTATGGGTGGAGTTACTGCTCCAGCTAACTTTGGTGGCGGTACACTTTATCCAAGTTTTTAAGGAATAATTATGGCAGATATTGTTAGCAGTTTATTTGGATTAACCCCACTAGCACAGCAAGTGGAAGAGTATAATACTGGCAGAGACTTAGAGTTAGGTAATCTAATTGCCACTGCTGGTTTAAACCAATATGCTCCTCCAGAGCGTCAACGTGCCTACTTAGCTCAGCAAGGTGCACAAGCGGCTTTAGCTGGTAAAGCTATTCGTGGTATTGGTGGTTTATTTGGTATGCAAGACCCACAGTTACAACGTGCTACTCAGCTTGAATCTATCTTGGGACAAACTCAACAAGAGTTAGGGGAGGATGTAAACAATCCTGCTGTGTTCTACCCACAACTTCAACGTAAATTAGCTGAAGGTGGTTTTACACGTGAAGCTTCGCAAGTTGGGCAAGTAGCTCAAAAAGCTATACAAGACTATGGTTTAAATCAAGCTAAGATTGGTACAGAGCAAGCCCAACAACAAAAATATCAGATGGAAGCTTTGGCTAAACAACAAGATATAATGCGAGAAGAGCAAGGCAGACAAGCTTTACTTCAATTACAAGAGACAGCCGCTACTCAAGGTAAACAAGTTACTAATGAAGATATTATTCGTACAATGTCTCCATACGTCTCTGCTGATAAACTTGCTACATTAGTTCAAACAAGTGCTGATAAATCGGCATACCGTGATGCTATGTTACAACAAGCTCAAATTGCTGCGGATGCTCGTATTCAAGCTGCTGCTCAACAGGGTGCAAATGCCCAGATGTTGGCTCAAATGAGAATTGATGCTCAAAAAGAAATAGCTAGTATGAGGATGCAAGCTTCTGCTGGAGAGGGTGGGACTGGTAAAGGGCGTTCTGGTGTTTATGAACGTATCTACAATCAAGGTGTTTTAAACTCATTGAATGAAACAGAAGTAGCAGCACGTAACATTAGTGTACTAACAAATCAAGGTATTAATCCATTGACAGGTGGTGCGTTATCCGGTTTACAAGGTAAGTCATTAACTGGTGCTACTGGAGCATGGTTAGGTAACTCAATCACTGATGCAGATTCATTACAATATGAAAGTATCTTAGAACCTGTAGTGTACAACATCGCACAAATGCGTAGTGGAGGCAGACCTCCTACAGAAGCTCAAATGGAGAGCATCCGTAAATCCCTGTTAGCTAAAGGTAAAAACATACCTCACGTTGTTCAACTACAAAAACTTGGTGAACTTACTCAAATTGCGGAAGCGGCTTATCGTTCTTATACAGCTAACCCTACAGTATCAGAGGAGCAAAAAGCAGATGCAGAAAAAGCTATTAGAGGTATTGAATCAGCTATCCCATTCTCTGGTACTGACGTAGCTAAATTTACAGTGTTCTCTAGGAAAAATCCTAATGTAACTTTTAAAGATTGGTTAAAAGTTAATGGTGAACGTAAAGATAAATTTCAAACCAATTCAAATGTACAAGAAGGTGCTACAAGTGTTTCTAAGTCTGGCAAACCTATTGTATATAAAAATGGTAAGTGGGAGTATAAATAATGGCATTAGTTCCAATAGAAGATTTACCTAATGAGTTTGTACCACAAGAGGACTTACCTCAAGAGATAGTTTCTGCTATAGAACAACCTATGTCTGTACAAGAGACAATGGCTCAACCTAAATCTATGTGGGAAACTTTAACATCTCCTACACAACCACAACAATTTTCTGTAGGTAATATTGCTAAAGATGTGGCTATTGGTGCAGGGTTAGGTGCTTTATACACAGGACCTACTGCCGGTGCTGGAGCAATTATGGGTGCGGGTGCTGGATTAGCAGGTGGTGCTTTAGCTGAGTTAGCTCGTTCTACTGGACAAGCCCCATTAACACAAGTTGCCGCAGGTGCTTTAGGTGGCGAAATCCCTGTAGTAGCAAAGGTTTCGGGTAAAGGTGTACTTAAAGCTTTTGACTGGAAAAAGGGTAGGATTGCTGAAGAAATCTCTGACTTATCTCCAAAACAATCTTATGAAATCCTTAAAGCTAAAAAAGATTTATATGGTGATTTGTTGGTAAATAAATTATATACCACAGAGAAATCTGATGTAGTTCAAAATGAGATTAGACAAAAATTCCCAGAAGTTGAGTTTAAGCCTAATGAAAGAGCATCTACTACTTTACGTCAAAAACTATTTGATGATGTAAGTAAAAGTAATGATTTTACAAAATCACCAGAGTATGCTGAATTGACACGTGATATTCAAATTTCAAGAGAACTTGCAGAAGGTTCTAAAGGGGATTTGCCTATTATTACTAAAATATTTAATGCACAGCAATCTAAGTTTCCAGAGGCAAGGGAGCGTTCTACAAAAAGTATTTTAAATCTTGTTCAATCTGGTGGTAAGTTTAATTCTAAAAAAGGTGAAGCAGAGAAGTTAATTTCTGATGAAGCACAAGCCTCTTTAAAGAATCGTTTTGAGCAGTATTTAGAAAGAACTGTTGGAACTAATAGTTATCAAGAATTAAAATCTGTAGAGGCTTTAGAGTTTGGTGCTTTGGCTGAAGATGCTATGAATACTTTAAAACAAACTAATTTTAAGTTTGCAGATAAAGGACAACAAGAGCAATTACTGGCAAGTTTAAAAAACTCTCCTACCGGAGGCGAAACATTTAAAAAAGCATTTACAGAATACTTAGGTACGCTTAAAGATGAAACAGCTATGAAAGCGGCTTTCAATCGTATGCGTCCTGTAATGGATGATTTGAAAGTTTTGTCAAGAGACCAACAAGAGGATATTTATAAACGAGTTACTGAGTTTGAGAAAACAGTAGCTAAAAATAAGAAGGCACAAGTTACTAGGGATTTAATCACTGGTGCTTTAGTGGGTGGGCAAGCTCCTGTTACAAGTCAACAACTAAATAGACCTGTTCAAGAGATTTTATACCCAGAAAGAGCTCCAATTCCTGTGTTTAACATGTAAAAGTGGCTAGAACGCACGTAGTGAGCTTTTGAGAGGTTTTAAGCAAAAAGAAAGGGGATAGTATTAACCGTCCCCTTTTTTCTTGTCCTACAGCGTCATTTTTAAGCTATTTATCGATAATTACCCGAATAATTCCTAATTCTATCAGAGCATACCATCCCTTCCCCTCATTTAACGATTCTTTGAATACAAACTCTATACCAAAGACTAAACCACTAATAAATTCTATAGTAATAAACATAGTTACCCCTTATTTAATTTCACATGCACCACCGGCACATGCCGCTTGCTCTTTTAACTCAGTGTTATCATCATGCTCTTCTACTTTAGTCAAGTCAATAGAAGCTAGATGTTTGTATAACTCGTCAAACTCCTCTTTAGTGCAATCTGTAAATGGTGCTTGAATGTATGTACCATTGTCATAAGGCAGAACAGAGATACCAGTGTAGTCTTCTCGGTTTTCCCACATCCACTCACCACACTCATAAAACTCTTCTGGCTTCAAACTAATGGTGCAAGATACATTATGTTTGTTATTACCATAATTATGTCCATTACCAATCCACTCTAAGTTCCAACGACGCACACGCTCTAGCAAATCTTTGTAACTCTCTGTGCGTAGCATACTCCCTTCTGGGGCTTTCTGTGGAAAACTCATAACAGCCTCTAAGTGTGGTTTGAAATGACAATCCTCAATCAGAGCAGGGAAGTTGTCAACCATGTAGCTATATAACGGCTCATTCTTTCCAACACGCATACGGCGAATATAATAGTCATTATGCCAAGCATGAATCCCAGAACTTGAACCAACCACAAGGGAAGTTGTGCCTGCTGGCTTAACTGTAGTAATACGAGCAGAACTATTAATCCCAATGATATTAGCAACACGTTCATTCTCCTGTTTTGTAATCTCTGCTGCCTCTTTTAAGTTTAACGGCAACACAGTGCCACTACCAATCCCTGTCATACTAATACCTAACAAAGCTTCTTTCTCTGTCTGCTCTTTCCATACATTACGCAAGTAGTGGAAGTCAGTGTAACCCGCTTGCAGTGTACCAATTAATGTAGCGGCTTTTACACGAGCGTTTAACTCCTCTTGTGTAGAAACATCTGATACATTTACTTCTGTCAAATTACAATACTGGTTTGGGTTTAGTGCAATCTCACAACAGGGATTACTTCCCATGTCATAGTCGTTTGTCCAGAACACTCCCGGCTCGCCACTGCCACTCTCTTCGACTTTCTTCCAGATAGCATCCCACTCTTCTTTTGTGGTTTCATCTCGGTGTAACACTGCTGAGTTGTTAGCACGACCTCGTTGTGGGTTTAATTCCCACCAAGTACCAGACTTAGCAGATAGCATATCCATATCATCTTTGTCAAACAAACTAATCAAAGCTGCTCTACGAATACCACCAGAAAGCACAGCATCGGCTATATGGCAAATCATGTCATGCACTTCAATAGGTTTTAGTTTTCTGCCAATAGCATTGTTAAGGACGCTGCGAAGTTTGTCCAAACAAATACGCAAAGGGTCAGCACCCGGAGCTTTTCCTCCACTAGTAATAAGTCTAGCTCCTTTAGGACGAATATCCCTAAAATCAAATTGAGGGTCAGACTTACCCAGTGTATAGGCTTTAATAAGAACTTTAACCGCATCTGCCCAGCCTTCAATACTATCTCCTACTAAGAACCTACGTTGTTTTTCAGAAGTACCTACTATAGTTGGCAACTGAGAAACGTGGCGATTTTGGACGCTAAAGCCGACACCGCTTCCCCCAAGAAGGTTAAACATGGTTTCGCTAAAAATGGCTGGGTGATTAGCAGGGGAGTAAGCACAATTAAACATACGATTATTAGACAACTCAATAGGGCGACCGCCAAACTGTAAACTACGCATAGAAGGTAAAATTTGGCGATTGTAAACATATTTGTAAGCAGACTTAATCTCCTCTTTCATCATTGGGTATTTACGAATGTGCATAGCCATGTTACGGTCAACAATCTCCTCCCATGTTTCCCTACGGCTAACCTCTGGCACAAACTTAGCATATTTGTTAAACACTGTTACATCACTTAAAATCTTTTGGCTAATATCCATATTTTCTCTTTTATTTTGGGTTGGTAAACTATATAAATTTATTGGTGGCAGAAACAACTCACTCCAATAAATCTTTAAACTTGTCATAATTTTCTATAACTTTATCTAAGAAAGCTTCTACTAAATCCTCAGTGGAAATCTCTAGCATATCGATGAAATCCACTTCTGGAACTTGTTCAGAAATCTTTTGTTTTAACTCTTCAATGGTTAGCATTTTCAAATTCAATCAATAGGTCAATAAAGTGTTTTGCTTTTTCCAAGTCTTGTATTCCACCTTTGTCTTTCCACCTACAGAGATACTTAATTGCCGTAGCTTCTAGGTAAGGTATGTTATTTTTGTAACAGAACTCTGCGGGTTGTATCTTAAATTTCTTGTAATGATTACCGCCCACTTGTACTTCACTTGCTAGTGCTTTTGCTTTATAAGCTTCACTTTCATAATCAGGGATTCCCATATTTTCCTTTCAAGTATCTCATACTAACCATAATCTCGTCAAACGTACCATTCTCTACTTCATTCAATACTACCACACCTCTCCAGTGGATGTTGGTTTGGTGGTTTAAGTAATGCTCGTCATGCTCATACCCACTTCCAACAATCATCGCTGTCATCTCAGTGCCGTCTGCTCGCTTTGCAAAGGCAATATCTCTACCTTGTTGATGCCCTGCTATACAAGATTGATGATGCTTTGTTAGTAGTGCCCTAGCTGTTGTAACCGGATTACCCATAACCCCAGAAACAAAGTAATGACAGAACATAACCCCTTCAATGTTAATCGGTTGTAAGAATGGTACAGTTTCCCATCCTAACTTCTCGTACTGTAAATCCTCTAAACTAATTAAACCCTCAAGCTTTGGGTCGTTATGTATTGCACGATTAATACGGTTTTCATGATTTCCATACAACATCACCATACGTGGTTTCCAGCGAGGCTTGTGGTTCTTTTTCAGAAACTCTTGGTGTTGCTTAATCGGGTCTAACAAAACTTTCATAGCGGCTATTGATGTATTAATATCCTCTTTATAACGCATACCTTCCATTGATTTGCTACCTGCTTTGTCGTGACTTGACAAACTAGGCATATCTGCAAAATCTCCAAGATGCACAATAATGTCTGGTTGCATATCCACTGCATACTGCCCAATCCATGACAGGAAATTGTAACTGTCTCCCGGTCGTATCTGGCTATCTGGTATTACTAGTATTCGTTTAGTCATCCTCTAACCCCATCTCTGCTAAAAATATGTCGTAACTAACTCCATCTTCTAAGTAATGTATTAAAGCATCACCATTATTTATTGGATATTGTTGATACAACCATGCTGTAAATTCTTCTTCATACTTCATCATCTAACTCCTTGTAGTGTTCTCCAGTGTTGCCGTTCTGCCCAATCTGGTCTATGCGGTCTTCATCCCAGAATAACAATGGGCAATTTGTCCAAGCACATTCTACCACATTTTTTAACTCTTTACCACATATTTTACACAGTGTCATTACATCTCCATTCGTCATAATCTGTCCAGCAAGAAGCTAACTGATTAAATGTTTTCTTAGCAATTCCGTAAGCGGGGCGCACCTCACACCAAAGCTTTGAACCTAAATACCGATACTCTGCTTTAATTTCGTGTAGAGGTGTATTCCGTAACTCATGCTCCACCGGTAAATCTTTAAGGTTCATTCAATACCTTCGGATGGAATGAACAAACCCGACACTTCGTTAATGTATCTACAAGGTATTTACAATCTGTAAAACAAGATGGTTTAATCTTTCCTAAGTTTTCTTTATATGTCTTAGGGTTGCCCTTGCCTGACTTGATAGCATCCCCAGTTATATCGTTCTTAGTAGCCACTACTTATTCTCCTTTCTAACTTTACGTTCTTCAGCACTTTTCTTATCATGGCAAGTTGTGCATAAAACTTGTAAGTTATCTTTACCACAGAACATACGTTTAATGTAAACATCCCAATTAACAAACCCTTCTACTGGACACACCACTGGGTCATTGTGGTCAACGTTCACTTCTTTAGCAGGGTAGTCTTGCTTACATTCTGCACACTTGTAATGCTCTGCAATACGATTAGTCTTTTTGTTTACCTTCTTACCAACACTTGCGGCTTTCAATGTTTCATATTTAGCTGGGAATTTACGAAAGCCACTACGCAACACTCCAGTAATGAATGTCCTAAGTTTCCCAGAAGTCCATTCAGTCATTAGTGAGCAAACCTTTCTACATAGTCAATAGGTTTCCCAGAGTAGGCTTCATATACAATCTGGATAGCTTCTAATAGTTCTTCTGCCTCTCTTCCAAATATATCTCTGTTCTCTTCATAATCAGCCTTCAGTAGAGAACACATAAGTATTTCAATCTGTTCTACATCTATATCTACTTCAATGTCTTCATACTTCGTCACTGTCGCTTTCACTGGTAATCCTTTCATATCTGTTTAAATAGCTGTCATCAAAACTGCGTAGGATGTACAAGCATTGTGCGTTCATTAGAAACTCTTCTTCACTTGGATAGTGAAACAAACAGTTGTTAATCATTTCTATTTCTGTGGTGCAACCTTCCAAGATTTTAGTTGCTTTCTTAGTGCCTAGTCCAGCAACCCCTTTGACATTATCTGAGACATCCCCCTTGAGGCATTGTTCATAAAACAAACGTAACCCCTCTAGTTCTGTCATATCATGCCACTCTTCGTCTTTACTCCACTTGCTTGTAGCTATTGCCCAACGATAATGCCTACCCGGAATCTGTAACAAATCTTTATCAAGTGAGCATATAATAGTATTCTCTTCTTGATAAATCCCTAAGTAGTCATCTGTCTCTAACTCGTTCTCAGTAACCTCTGCATTAAGTTCAGCTATACTCCAATTACGTAAGTCTTCTAGGTGCTTTGGTTTCTCTGCTGTACGATTGCCTTTATACTCTGGGTAGATTGCCTTTCTAAAATTACCTTTCCCAGAAATTATAAATTTATAACTACAAGCTTCAGTCTTGACTAACAGTAAATCTAACAACTCATTAACTCGGTGCTTTGCTATTTCTAAGGGGTCATTCTCAGCACTAGCGGCACACCGATACAGTACCAAATCCCCATCCACTAAGGCTATCATAGTTTAGATTCTGCTTTAAACATTGAATCTTTAAAACAAGCAGTTATTGGTGGCTCTTCCTCATAAAACCAAATATTAACAATGTGGTCTTTTTTATTCCAACATCCTTTGTGAGTAATCACCACTCCATCTTTATGCTCTGTTGCGTAAGCTTCTAATTTAAATCCTCCAACGTTAAGAACAGGACAAGCATTTTTAGTAATTGCTATTTTACCTACATCAGTTAAAATTACTATCTCGTTTGGTGGTTCTGCAAAAGCTACTAAAGGTAAGGCTAGTAAGACTAATAACTTCTTCATATTAACTCCCTTAAAGTGGGAGTTATCCTCCCAGAATTCGTACAGTATATCGTCATATACTTTCACTTGTAAATCCAAGTTACTACACTATCTAGCCGAATGTTTATTAATTAATAAGGCACATCATCACTATCAACACTAAAGTCTGCTGATAACGCTTTAGTATCATCTGCAAACACATAATCTACAAACTCATCAGCCAAAGCAATTACATCTTTTACACTAGGGGATGACTTTGCCCCCACTGTTAAAATTGCCACAGCAGCAGAGATAGAGGATTGTTTAACAATGTAGCGTTGTTTTAAAGCACGTTCCTCTTTGGTTTCGTAGTTACTACCTGTTACTCGTGTTGCGGGTGCTGTGCTGTTTGCCACTGGAGTAGCTTGTGAAGTTTCACCTTCTGCCAAGATTGCTGTCCAGTTCCAGTAGTCTCCTACCTTCTCTGATTTAACATTAATCTCATCACCGGCTTCTGCACGTTCAAAGGCTTTAAACACAGCAGGATTTGTAAAACTAAGTAATGGTTTCTCAGCAAGTTTGCCTTGGTCATTACGATATGCCACTGTTAATTTACCGTAAGTTCCCTTACCATTTTTGTTTGGGATGTCTTCACGATTAACTGAAACAACTTTTACTAACATATTAACTCCTTATTTATTGAACAAATATTATATAACACTTTACAAAACCTGTCAAGGTTTTCTTTCAACTACTTTCATATCTTCCCAATTATCACCGACTTGCACCTCACAAGCCATTGGGGTATTAAACTCTACGCCAAACATCTTTTTAAAATTAGCTGGTAAGTCATCAAACACCTCATGCATTGTAGTAATAATCTTCTGCACATCTACCGTATTTGTATCTACATCCATGACTATTGAATCGTGAACAGTGTTGACAAGCAAGCAATTTTTGTAGTTAAGCTTTTTCATTCTATTGTAAAAGCTAACTCTAGCCAAAGCCATAATGTCTGCACCAGTTCCTTGCACAGTGTAGTTCTTAACTTGTGTATCTCTAATCTTACCATCAAACTTTGTAAAGACGTATTCCCTGCCAGTGGGTGATACAACTTTACCAGTGGTAACAGCCTCTCTAATCAACTCCTCATGCCACTTGGCAATCCCACGATACTTCTTGTAATACTCGTCAATCACTCCTTTCCAGTATTCTTTACTTTTACTAATTGACATAAACTCTGGGTCGTTTGCAAAGCTAAACTCGTTGCCTCCATACAGGATTCTAAAGTTAAGTATCTTGGCAATCAACCTAGAAGGCAATCCAAACCGTTGTTGGTTATCTGTGTGTAAGTCCACACCATCTTTAATCTCTTGAATTAACACCTTATCTTGAGAGAGGAAAGCGGCTACACGTATCTCCAAAGCGGCAGCATCACACTGTATTAGCATATAACCAGCCTCGAGTTCTGTATAGTTCTTGTAGCTTACTTTCTATTGTTTCCAACACCCATGAATCTAATAGTTCTGTTAAATCGTATGCCTCTTTAATATTTTCCACTGATTCAATACTAAATCCAAAATCAGGGTGAAAGTGAAAGTAAACATCAAATGGAATCCCCTTGACTTCCACTGTTTCCAGTTCCAGATTGTATTTCTTTACGAGCTCTTGTTTCATCTTGTATTTTCCTAAAGTAATCACAGAAAGCTATTATATTCTCTCTGTCTAAATTGTCAACAAAAAACTTAACCCCATACTTTTTAACTAATTCATTTGCATTTTTAAGTGCAAAGTAACCCCACATCTCGTCATCTTCTACCATGTTGGTGTGTTTCATTTAAACCTCGTCTCAAAAACTTGTTTCATATCCCCACTAATATTCTGTAAGTTTGGCTTGGTGCTTGACAACCTACCTGTTCTAGCTGTCACTTGGTTAAGATTACCATGTAAAAGGTTTTCTGTCCAGTTCATTGTTTGTCTTAACTTAGGTAGTCCAATGTAATACGTTCCTACAATCTTCTCTAGTTTAGCCAATGTCAAGATAATTTCTAGCACTCGCTTACTTGCTTTATCTCGTGATTTAAGTTGCCTTAGTACGTCTTCACCGGTAGCCCAGTAGCCCTCTTTCTTTAACTCTGATTTAGGCAAAGGGTTAAATAGTCGTGGCAAAGTGTAACTGTAATCTTTCCATCCAAGTTTGTCTTCTCCTTTTCTATCTCCTGTTTTATAAACTCCAACACATTCTTTGCGAGGGATTGTAATTGTACCTCCGTAAATGAGACAGGAGAGGTGGTCGCCACTTTCAGTGTTAAACTCTTCGATGTTGTGGTAATCATGTAATTCCATCCTTAATTCGTTAATTTGTTTAGTAAGTCTTTCTGCCGCAACTAAGCACAGTTGCTCGTTAAAGTAAAATCCGTTGTACTCAATCTCTTCTAAAACAAGTAAATCTAAATTAGCCAAAGTAACTAATCGTTGAAACTGTGGTGATTTATTCTGTACAAGTTCCTTCTGAATATTAAAAATCTGCATAGTTGTTGTGAGGTCATGGTCTTTAAGGTAACTAACAATCTCATCCTTTGGTATTTGTTTCGTGTCAATCCCTGCATCCCAATATTTCGTCTTAATGTCTGGTTTCTGAGGTAAGCCATATTTCTCCGCCATACTATTCATAGAAGGGTAACTCTCTGTCTGCCCAGATAGCATGAAGTCCACTAACTGGCAATCCCAAATACGTTTGTGACAGAAGTAAATCCCTAAGTTACGTAAATGATGTAAGTCAAACTTGGCATTAATAAGTACAAGTAAGTCGGCTTCATCAATCTCTTGTTGCACTTGCTTTATCGCCTCACCGTAAGGGTTATCAGCATAAGCAATCTCATAAACATTCTCACCAATTCCAATAAAACAGACATCATTTCTCCTATCTGCGAAGTTTCCCTTGTTAAAGGTGGTTGTTTCTAAATCTAATGGTTTAACTATCATCAAATATCCTCGTAAATACTTAGCATTGGTCTAAGTAAGACTTCTTTCCCTTTCATGTGGCGCATCCCTTCAATTGTGTTAGCATCTCCACGTAATTTATTCTTAGGGATACTAATGTATCTAATGTCTTCATAACCAACTTTCTCTATTCTACCAATTCCTATGATAAAGTCAAGCTCTGAAGGCTTACCTGTCTTACTATTTGCCATTTGACTTTCGTCTAAGTACATTGAGTTGTGTCCAGTGGCATCTGCTTGTCCAACAGAAATGAATGGGCATTGTGTCTTTGCAATCTCCCTTCCCCACTTGTAAATCTCATGCAATCGCATATCCTCTCGGTCTCCTGCGAATCCTTTAACCTTGTCCATATTGTCAATAACAATTAAATCAGGGTTGACTTTCTCAATAATACGTTCAATCGACTTACGTTCCACTTGTGCTGGTTGGTCAATGAATTTAATCTTATCTCCAATCTTCTCATCCCATATAGCCTTTGCTTTCTTAGGGTTGTTTGCAATCTCCATGTAGGTCATACCAGTAACAGCATTGTACATACGAAAAATTACATCACGTCCGCCCTCTTCGTTAAAGAATATCAGAATAGGGTTTGTTACTTGTGTTGCCATGTGTGTTGTTTCTGATACCCACATAGCAGTTTTACCAGTTTCCACCCTAGCAAAGATGTGTCCAAAATTCCCTTTGCGTAAGCATCCCAGTGACTGGTTTAAACACTTTAGCCGCCAGTGCAAACCTCCGCTTACTTCTTCTTCGGTAATGAGTAACTCAATATCAGTAGTAACAAACTCAAAGTCATTTTCTTCAACCTGTATAGTTTCTTTTTTGTCAAGTATTACTTGTAAATCTTCTAGAGATTTGCGCCCTTCTGCCACTTCCAGTGCTGTAATACCTACTTCGCTACTCCAAACCCTTGTCAAGTGGCTTTCGAGGTATGTAATAATTGATTCTGAATCTGTCTCAATTTGCTTGACATTCTCTAACAGTGTTCTAATTACTTGTCTATCCCCATCTTTTAGTACAGGGTAGTTTGCTAGGTAAGTCGCCTCTAACCCTTCAATGCTAGTGGCTGGCAAGCATTTAAAACAACGATATAATACTGGATAGTTCTCCCTAATAAAATCTAGTTTTAATGCTGCAAAGTATTTATCATACAAAGTAGCATCATCAATAAACAACTTTAAAATACTATACTCAATCATTATCTACCCCATAATATTTTAATATCGTTTTATATGCTTTAATAAGTTTTTTGTCGTACTTAATATCATCAGGATGAAAACCCCTAGCTAGATTTTCTTTAACAGAATCTAAATCATCTTTTAAAAACTGCACCATAACGGCATCTTTGATATCATACATAATATTATTATCAAGTTCAATCTTCATCTTTATACTCCTCATCATGTAGTGATTTAACTTCAGTTAAACCATTTTTAATCAACTCAAGTATAGCATAGTTTAGCAAGTATTTCTTAGTTTCATCATCCATATCAATGATAAGTTCTGCGCCACCGTTTTCTAGTTCTTTAATTTCTATTATTTTAAATTCCATTTTCTACCTCAAATTCTGTCTCACTCCATAAGAGTTTTGTTGTGTATTCGTTAGGCTCACCCATTCGTCTATTTTCTATTTCATATTCTGTGTACATTCTTGCTGTTATATGCCCATCTTTATCAGCCCATAACCACCGCTTGATTTTCTTTGTTTGCTTTACTGGTCGCCAGTTAAAACCCCAATATGTTAAAACTTGAAATATTGTTTGTGGGTCTGTAAACAGTGTCTTATCATCACACTCAAACAACTGGTCTGCGTTATCTGCCGCCATGCGTAACAAATCAGCATGCTTATGTTCTTTCTGATTTACTGCGTGTTTGTGTTTCATCAGTTATCCTTTCTTAGTGTCTCATTATGCCAAGCCATTAAATCATCATAGGTTGCTGGAGTGGATAGGGCTTGCTCTACCAGTTTTAAATCATCGTCATATTGCTTGTGTTTTTCTGCTTTATATCCAGCAAAATCAATGTGAAACTGATTAACCGCATCAAACTGATAATTTCTTGCTATCTCCAAAGCCTCACGTAACCGCATAATCTCAAGGTCTTTTAATGCTTCTTCTTTGTTCATTCCGTAACCTCACAATCACTTAACAGCGTTACATTTAATTTACGTGCCATGTTCTCAATCGTAATGCTACACGGCACAGTGTGAATCTTCGTTTCTCTAAATGCTAAATCCCAGTATTGCCCAAGAATTAACACAGTCATCATACAACAAGCGGCAACATTAGCCACAATCCCTAAATCCCTCATATCGTTATCACCTCTTTCTCAAGTGCTAGTTTCATAAGTTCAAGTGTATCATGTATTTCAGAAAGTGTCAATCCCATTACTGGCACAGGGTTGATAGTCCAACTTTTGGGGTAGCCAGCAGCATCATAATACACCTCTCGTACAGCATACTCATAGCCATCAAACGTAACTCTATAATTCCACATAAAAACCTCTTGACATTGTAATTAAATTCTGTTAAAATAATTTATTTATATATTAATATATAATATTATATAAATAATATATCTTAAATATATTATTTATTATATATATAATTATATATTTCTTTTGTATTGTATTCTTTAGGGTCTAGGTCTGTGATAACACTTTCCACTTGCACCCCCAAGATTTCACTGCACCTACGTGACTGTCTAACGTTCTCTACAGCCTTGTCTCTATCACCCCAAATTATCACCCTGTTAAACCCTTTGCATTTAGCTAGCCATTCCGCAGGGATTTTAGCACCTAGCATTGGTATAGCAGTTGCCACCCTGCCGACTTTGATTGCACTGATAACATCTTCAACAAAAACTATAACCTCTGTGTTATCGCCATAAGTTATGCAAGGTTTCTCACCGCTAGATAAATACCGTACACCAAAAGGGTCGAAGTTACGCCCCAGCCAATAATTGTGTGTATGAATAAAAACCAAAAGATTACAGTTTGTTTCCGTTCCGTTAATAACCCTTTTATACGCATATTTGAATTTCCCTATCTCATCAAGTGTTAAGTTATACCCTAAAAGCCATTTTAAGTGCTCTGGGAGCAATTTATTTTCGCAAGTAATACCATTAGCTACCCTCGGTTCTGAAATCTCGTTAAAACGGCTTAAATGATGAGACAAGCTCATCTTGGGTTTACGATAACCACAACCAAAACAATGCCACCCATCAGAATATTCCGCTAAGTTGTTTCGCTTAGTGTCTCGCCCTCGCTTTTCACACTCAGGGCATTGACTAATAGATAATAATCTACTCATCGCCAAAATCTACCATTTGTTGCTCAACAATGTTTAAATCAAAATTATTACTTAATGCTATTTCTTTTCTTATGGGGTATATACAGACGTTGCACAATTCTACATACTCGCCGTGTATATCTTTCCTAGTCGCTTCAATATCTGTTAATAAACAGTCGCAAGCTGCGCAGTGTGCCATGTTATTAACTCCCTTTATCTTCGGTTAAGTTCGAAGAAATGTCGTTAAAATACTCGGTTAAGTCCACAATTTGTAGGTTCTCTAGTGCCTCGCCATCACGTATGCCAGACTGTAATATACTTTCAATCCAGTCGGTTTTATTGCCACGCTGCTTTAATGTAAAAGCAATTACATAAGTATTCATGATTGCACCTCGTTTAATTCTTTTCTAAATATAGTGCGGATTGCCCCCTTAAAATTATCTTTATAAGCTTTATAATTTTCTTTAAAAGCTTTAATGTCTTTAGGGTGTCCTGTACTATCTGCCTCGTGAAAGTCATCGTCGTCCCAGCCATAACCGCTATTTGTTTGGATTATTCTGTAATATGTGTATTTATTCATGTTATACCCCTTAATTATTTACAGTTACACTCGGTGAAATTCTCACATATCATACACTCACATACAACGGTTTTTCCGTTCTGCACGTATGTTTGTATGTATATACGGCATTGTGCATATAATACACTGGAAAATGCTAATAACGCTAAAGTAACTAATAGTTTTTTCATTTTAATGCACCTCTTGATATTTAACTTTAAATAATTTGCTATAGAATATCGCCTCGTTAATTGTCAAGCAATATTTTAAAACATTTAGCTTTTTACTTTCGATTTTATACATGATTAACCCCTTAATAATTTTTAATTTCTTTATAATAAGAGTATGATTTCCCCCTAGTTACCCTATAAAGGTTAGGATTAGAAAACCCACCTGCCGCATAAAATTCAGCTTTTGTAATTTTAATTCTTGATTCTGTCCGCATACCCATGATTAACCCCTATATAAATAATATCAATAATAACAGCATTGTACATACGAAAAATTACATCACGTCCGCCCTCTTCGTTAAAGAATATCAGAATAGGGTTTGTTACTTGTGTTGCCATGTGTGTTGTTTCTGATACCCACATAGCAGTTTT